TGCTGTAATGTCAGTGGTAGAGGAAAGATCCAGTCCGCCGTAACAAACTCTGCCTTCAAGACTTTGTTCATCTGTAGGAAAAGCACAGGCATCCCATCTTGCCATAGGCATCCAGCGCACTGCCTGCTTCACCCACTGATTGAGCCGAAGCTGACGGAAGCTATTCTCCTCTGCAGGGTTCTGCTTTGCAGATTCACAGGCTGCCTTAACTTTATCAATCCCGACTGTAATTCCAAGAGATGGGTTGGCTTTCTTCCACACCTTGGGATCAGTCCAGTCCTCATCCTCTTTAGCTCCGTAAATTACTGGGTAAAAGGTCATATCTTTTTTGCGGCCTTCCAAAATATCCAGTGCCTTCTGGTGAGTTTCATAGCATATACTTTGTGTATCTGTTCCTGCTGTAGTGATTAGAAAATACAATGGTTGCATTCTAGCATCACCAGAACCTTTTGTCATAACATCAAACAGCTTTCGGTTAGGCTGAGTGTGGAGCTCATCGAATACTACCCCGTGTATGTTGAAACCATGCTTGGAGTATGCTTCTGCTGAAAGCACCTGATAGAAGCTGTTGGTAGGAAGATATACCAAGCGTTTAGTGGAAGCTAAAAGCTTTACTCTTCTTGAAAGAGCCGGACACATCCGCACCATATCAGCGGCTACCTCAAATACGATGGATGCCTGTTGGCGATCCGCAGCACAACCATACACCTCTGCTCGCTCCTCCCCATCTCCGCAAGTAAGAAGAAGGGCGATTGCTGCAGCAAGTTCACTCTTTCCCATCTTTTTAGGAATTTCCACATAAGCGGTATTGAACTGCCGATAACCGTTAGGTTTGAGTATTCCAAACAAATCCCTGACTATCTGCTCCTGCCAATCAATAAGTTCAAAAGGCTTCCCTGCCCAGGACCCCTTCGTATGAGATAGTGCTTCAATAAATGAAACCGCATAATCAGCAGCCTTCTTGTCATAATAAGAGTCTTTGCACATAAAGGCAGTTGGTTTGTACTTTTTCAATCTCCGCAAAACACCATCTCCTCTAATAAAACAGGCAAAAGCAAAAAGCCTACACTGAAGCCCTTCGCTTTTGCCCGTTTTTAGTTGTTGATAATTTAATTTCCGTCTGCCTTTCCCGTTAAAATAAACCGGCTGTAATCTGCCTTGTGTTCTATAAGATACACTACGAGTTCATAATATCCTAGCTCATTTGCAATGTATTGCACTCTCGGGACATCAAACATATTTGTGATACCACTGCTTCGTATGACCAAAATCTGTTCCTTAACCTTTTCATTCATATGCAGTATCCTCTGATTCAATAGAATCCTTTGCTGCTTTACGCAGGATATCCAAATCAAAACCGGAATCCTTATAGCCATCCATTATTGTAGTATAGTAATAGCTACTTGGCTGCCCCAAAGTTCTTCCTTCATTCATAATATAAACAAAAGCCTTGATGGATTTTCCTTTCAGTTTCACCTGAACCGTTTCCTTACGGTAAAGAAATGGCCAGCCCTCATAACGGTCAAGAGAAGCTTCATCGGCAGGTGTCACCTCCCATACTAATACCGGTACTCTTCCATCTTTGTATGGTTCTACGGTAGCCACTGATGCTGCGTGAGCACCCCGAAACAGAAGTCTATAATCCTTCATTTCACTTGGCCCGACTACTCTTGCCGTGGGGCATCGAAGCGCCATTTGTTTTAAATTCAAATTCGACCCGTAGGCAAGGTACAATCTTATATTCTTATCCATTCTCGTTTTCCTCCATCATTCTTTTGCTTTTCAGGCTGCCCGAAATCGCCATGCCGCTGACCCATCCAAATGCGCTGTCAAGTGTTCACGGCAGTTGGCAAATTCGTCACCGATAAATCCGATGCGGTTTAAATAGGTCCGCATTGCAAACTTCTCATTCTCCGTCTGCGGTTTTCTTGCAGATGCACATTTCTGTGTCAAAGCCTGATTGTTTAGTGCAAGGGCAAGAACAATGTAACTCCTAATCTTACCTGCATGAAGCTCCGAATTAAATCCCCTGAGTTCGACCGTGTGGTTTCCGGTAAAGAAACTGTGGAGGTTTAGGAAGTGGTATCGACTTTGATGGTAGTGCTGGCTACGTGTTTCACTGTATCCCTCATACCAAATTTCTTCAATCGCCTGCATCGTCGTTGGTTTTCGCTTGTTCATCTTTTCCACCAAAAGGCTATCCATCTTTTTGCAGTACCCCATGCGTGCAGGTTCTATCTGCAGGGCCTTGTAGAAAAGGTCATTCTTGCTTGCAATGATATTCACAAAGTTGCGGATGCTCCTTGATGTATGGTTTAACCCATCAAGGTGAATGTGGATGCCGCATGAAGAATTTGCAAATCCCCCTGCGTGTCGGAGCTGCCGAACCAGTTCCTGCAAGGTTTCAATATCCTCCTTGTAGGTTAGTACCGGGCTGACCAGCTCTACACTGTACTCCTTGGTTGCAGCAATCTTTGTTCCTCCCTGTTTTTTCTCACAGGCTATACTTCCATCGTACATCAGCTTCCAAACTCTGCCGTCGGGAGCAGTTACCTTCTTGGTGTCATAATAATCGCCTGCCTCAGTAATTGTTCCGTGCAGATATTCAGCAGCTACCTTCGCCGCTTCTTTTCTTGTTATCCCAGTAAATTCGATTTCAATTCCAAATCTGCTTGTAAACATTGTTGTCTTCCTCCTTAAAGTGATGTGTTTTTACGTGTTGTTTCTTTCCGCATGTACATATATCACTCTAAATAGGGATAATATCAAGCGATATTAAGAGAATAAAAGACACAAATAGTCAGCTGTTTCTATCCTTTAAAATGTGTACTTTTAAAGCTTTTTGATGCTATCCTCTCCGTACACCACACCAAGAGTTGAACCACAATCCCAATTGCAGAAAATAGTTCCAACATCATCAATAACTGAAACTGATCCTTGGTCGCCCGGTTTAAGTTTTGAATAAGGATCATCCATGTGTACCAGTTCAATGCGAGTTCCGATAGGGTATTCCCTTCGGAGCTTTTCTACCATTTCTTTTGATGGGAATTTATTCATCTACACTCACCTCCGTCTTTGGCTTCCCATTCTTGAAAGCGCTGTTTCCCGTGAGGTTCCGTAGTAAAATTTTACGTGTAACTTTATATTCATTACCCACGAAGCCTAACCTTATAAGGAATACACGAAAAGCGAACTTCTCATTATCTACAGGCTTCTCCTTTGCTGTCACCCTTGACTGTTCCTTAGCTGCTTTACATAACGCACAGATAAAATGTGAATAAGCAGCCACCTCACCTCCTGTTGTTTCAGCGGAGAACCAAGGGAAATTGATTGTGGTCTCCGTTTTCTCAATAGAGAGTTCATCCGTACCGATGGCTCTCTTGATGAGCTCAGCCTTGCTGGCAATCATCCGTTCCAAGTTCGTAAGAGAACTTTCATTAAAACCCTCCAATGGCATTTCAATCGTAATCCTGTCTGGGCCATCGTTTGGAGAAGGACCATCATAATAATAATCGCAGTCATAATTCCTCTGAGGTGCCAACTCCGGTATGTAAATCTCTACAGGCTCCTCCATAAGTTCATCGATTACAAATGCCCTTCCACTTTCAGGATCGACAAATCCCCTCTCTGCCAGAGCATCTAACAGTTCCTGCGTAAGCTCTCCAGAAAGTGTTCCATACTTACCGATGGTAAACTCTCCAACCTCATAGTCGAAGGATGGAGCTCCTTTGTAATTAAGCGGCTTATTAATAATCTCACTGACCGCTAATGCCAGTTCTTTGCGGTTCGTGCTTCTTAAGTTGTAATGAGCAATCATAAAATTACCTACCTTTCATTTTGGTAGTTACATATATCACTCTGAAACTGTTATATATCAAGTGTTTTATGATAATGATTACAAGAATAAAAGCCAAGAGTAAGTTAACTATTCAAATCGGAAACCTGAATATCATCAAAATGTACTTTATTGCCACCCCGGATGAGATATACATTTTCTGTATTCCCTGCCTGTTCAATATACCGTCTTACAACCACGTCGCAGAACTTCTCATCAAGTTCTGTCATGTAGCAGTTCCTACCTGTCTGCTCGCAGGCAATAAGTGTAGATCCGCTTCCTCCAAATGGATCAAGAACAATGCATCCGGTCATACTGGAATTTAGTATTGAATAAGCCAAAAGCGGTACTGGCTTCATGGTAGGATGATCTGCGTTTTTTCTCGGTTTGTCAAATTCCCATATGGTAGATTGCTTGCGGTCGGAGTACCAAGCGTGCTTTCCCGCCTTCTTCCAACCAAAGAGCACCGGTTCATGCTGCCACTGATAAGGAGAACGACCTAGAACGAGTGACTGCTTCTTCCAAATGCACGTTCCCGAGAGATAGAACCCTGCATCCGCAAATGCTCTTCTGAAATTTAATCCCTCGGTATCTGCATGAAATACATAAATAGACGCGTCCTTTGCCATCACCTTTTCAGTGAGAGAGAACGCGTCCAATAGGAACTTATAAAATTTCTCGTCAGCCATATTATCGTTTTTAATCTTGCCCGCAGTTCCTTCGTAGTTGACATTATACGGTGGATCCGTTACCACAAGGTTAGCCAGGTTTCCATCCATAAGCAGGTCGTAGGTTTCCTGCTTTGTGCTGTCACCACAGACAAGTCTGTGTCTGCCCAAAAGCCATAAGTCATCGGGCTTTGTTACCGCAGGTTTTTGTAGTTCACTATCAACATCAAAATCATCATCCGTGACATCATCAACAGTACCCATCAGCTTATTTAATTCTGCATCGTCAAAGCCTAGTAGTGATACATCAAAGTCGGCGGCTTGTAAATCAGCAATCTCCACAGATAGCATTTGCTCATCCCATCCTGCATTCATTGCAAGACGGTTATCGGCAAGTATGTAAGCTCTTTTTTGGGCTTCTGTCAGATGCTCAGCAAACACACAGGGGACTTCCGTTACTCCTTCTTCCTTTGCAGCAAGGATTCGACCATGTCCCGCTATAATATTCAGGTTTTTATCTACAATGACAGGATTTACAAATCCAAATTCACGTAGGGAAGCTCTAAGCTGGAGTATCTGCTCCTTACTATGTGTACGTGCATTCCTTGCATATGGCACAAGCTGGTCTATATTTACTTTTTCAAAGCGTTCCGTTGAGTTCATACGTTATACCGTCCTTTCCTGCCTGACAGCAGAGCCTCCATAATATCATCCTGCGGATTGCCAGTAAAAGCAGTCGTACAATTTTGTTTTACTATGTCAAAAATCTCATACCATATGAGATTTGCCTGTTTCTGAAACGACTGGCTCATCTGTACAAAAGGACTTGCAATAGCACCACCCGTGGTTGGGTGTTTCCCTAAAAGCCCGTATGTACTTATGGCTTCCTCACATTGAATATAACGGGTAAATGTCTGGGCATAGGCTTCAATCAACCTGGGATTAACGAATTTCTCACACCCGCGATCCTTTAGCCATCTCCAAGTTTCTTTATACAGAGCATCGGCACCCAGCGGTCTTCCATCCTTCTGTCTTGTGCTTAGGTATTCACTTGGTTCTGGCATATCCTCACCATTCAAATCCGCTGCATCCTCTAACTCATCTGCCTCCAACATTGACTCTGGATGCAAATCCGGAACCTCTAATATCCTGGCAACCTTTCCAGTTGTGATTTTTTCTGCTAGAGCCTGTGGTTTATCACCAGCACGAACTCTGCGACCGCCTCTATTTGTTCCGTCTTTTGCCATATGCCTTCACCTCCAGACCTACAATAAGTAATTTAATAAAAGGACCAATATGGTCCCGTTTAATATTGAATTATTAATTTTTATGACTTATACTATTTTCATCAAATACAGGGAGGTTATTGCCAATGGCTAACCACAATACATATCCTGCTAGATCATCGAATACACATCCGACTTATAACTATAAACGAGTTATCTCTGACGCAAAGTGTGATGCAAAGTACGAGGATTTTGCATCATACATCGATGCATTGATAAAAGAACATCGCAACAAGTTAGGTGACCGCTTTAGTAGGATTGATTTAGCAAATCTAACCGGGATTGACTATGAGATGTTGAAAAAAATCATCAATGGCAGCAAAGTAACCAGAAAACGTGACTGCATTATCGCAATCTGTTTTGCTCTTGAATTAGATCGCTACGAAACCGATAGAGCTTTGGAGCTATACCCAATGACTACCTTAAACCCAAATAACTTGCGTGATCTCGTTATCATTGAAGCACTTGCTAATCATGAAGGAATTCAAGAATTGAACAAGTTACTTGAGAGTTGCAAATTCTCACGTCTTAACATCGACAGTAAAGGAAACCGCATGCCAGATGATCGCTCTTACTTTTATCCCGACAAGGAGAAAAAGTACACGACCATACAACAGGAAGTAATTCCTTACGATATGATTGGTAACGAAGGTAAGAAGGCCCTGAAACACCTATATAACCCATGGCGGTTCAACTATGACAGCTATATGGTTCTGAGACGTAACGATGATGGAAAGCATCTCAAGATAACCACTGACGGATATTATACTGTGTATGAACAGTCTGATACCGGTGACTATAAAGAACGCGAATATTTCAGATCGCTTAGTGAGTGCAAAGATCCTGAACTATCTCAGAGTTTCCTACAGCTCAATTATCTGATGGACGGTAGAGCCAGGCAGATAGTTGATATGCTCAATGACACCAGAAACTATGGGCAACGCCTAAGTGCAGAAATCTTAGATGATCAACTCATTATATATGGTGAGGCTTTTAACTATACCGCTCCGGAACTCTGTGAGTATTACCAGATTGAAACGCGAAGTGAGAGCTGTCAGCTTTCTGTGTCTCATAAAAGCACATTTTTGCGAAGATAGCTAAGCAATGAGCGCTATTCTGAGTATTATGGTTCACCGACCAGTGATGTTCGCGAGTATTATCCATCATTGTCAGTGCTCGAATCAATGATCATGAACGAACAGGATCACTCCATGAAATATATGCTGAATCAACGCCTTCGCCACTTTAAGGAACTCCTAATAGCAGCCGATGACCTTGTAGTCAAAATTCAAAGACGAGATGTCTTTATCAGCCCCACCGATCCATTCGATATCGAGGACATTATACAAATGTTCCAAGTTGATAAAGAGCTCGACTGCGTTTTCGATAACGAAATTGGATTAATTGTTCCTCAGCATGAATCCTTTAATACTCAAGATGGAACCGTCATAACATTGGAAGATTTGTACAGGGCTATTGAGCTCGGTATTTCCTCCACAGAGGACATTCGAAGAATCAAGGCACAGCATGGTTCTTTAGAGGCCCTATTGAAACTATAAACTACACATTATTTATCAAAGAAAGGAAACGCAAACATGGAAAACATGATCAACTATACCAATAACCAGCCCTCATTGTCCCAAACAGTGCTAAATGAACTTAAAGAAGTCGTTACCTCTGCATTAACCGAAGAGTACCAAACAGAAAAGCACATGATAGATAACGATATAAATATGACAACGAATGAAAAAATACAAGCTCGTCGTAAGTCATTCACTTTCTATACGTGTTGCATAGGCGGTTTGTTATTAGTCACCCATTATCTGAGATAAAGCAAGTTTTATTCTTTTAGCGAGGATCACTTGTCATTGTGGAAAGGGGTTACGCCTTTTCCTTAATCCACCGTTTGAACCTGACTTTTTTCGCGTGTTACCCCACGCCCGTTCCTCAATTAGTAAGTCACAGAGATTTCGACCGCCCCTGGGGTCTCCATCTTCCACCATCTCTCGCAGTAATCTCAGAATGACAGGGAGTACACAACGACATAAGGTTAGCAAAGTCATTGCTTCCTCCCTGTGTGAGGGGTTTTATGTGGTGGACCTCCATTGCAGGTGTGATGCGTCCATTCCTCTCACATCGTTCGCATAATGGGTGTGCTGCGATGTATCGGTCACGGATACGCTTCCATGTCCTGTTGTAACGCTTCTTAACAGCTGGATCGCGGTCATACTTTTCATAACGTTTTGCTTCTTCTTTTTCATGTTGCTCACAGAAGCGGCCATCCGTAAGGTTAGGACAGCCGGGGTAGGAACACGGTCTTTTAGGTCTGTAAGGCATAGGGGATCCACCTTTCTTTGGGTAAAGAAAAAGCCCTCACAGGGCTGACCCCGGAAGGCTTTGTCACAATATCTGACACTATGATTATAACACACTTAGAAGCAAACATTACGCCAGAATTCCGCCATTTTCATCCGAACAGTAAACTTCGCAAATGGTTAAGGGAACTGCTTCTAAGTCGTTCCACTGTACGCTCACTTCGGTTTAGCTCATCCATTAGCCGGTAAGTGGCACCCGATTTCTGGTTACCGTTCATATAAAACTCCATCAGAATATATTGTTCCATATCAGAAAGGCTTGCCCATGCTGGCTCGAACCATGCCATGTACTCAATTGCCTGGCTGTAACGCTCACGCAGAATATCCAGCTTATCAATCTGTGCTGCCAACTTATCAGTACCCGCTTGCAGATTTCGTGCCGTCGGCATTCCTGATTGCTTAGGACTTCTTGGTAATACCATTTTCTCATACACATCCTTTATTTCCTGCGGTGTGTTATTAATGATAAAGCACATATTATTGTAATCTTGGATAGCGGCAACAGCAGCCGCATTCTTGTTGATGTATTTCGAAGCAATCATCATAATAACGCCTCCTTAAGATTTGCTTTTACTGCATCTATTAGTGCAGTCTGAGTTTTGTCCTTATGCCTTAATGCATTCATTACCTGCTCGTCAATCGTGCCTTTTGTAATGATGTGATGTATTACTACTGTACATCTCTGCCCCTGTCTCCACAGTCTTGCATTTGTCTGCTGATATAGCTCCAACGACCATGTCAGTCCGAACCACACAAGGGTGGAACCTCCGGTCTGAAGATTAAGACCATGTCCGGCAGAAGCCGGATGAATAGTTGCAACTGGTATCTCTCCTTCATTCCAACGCTTAATACAGTCTGCCGAGATAAGCTGTTGTGCTGGAAATCGTTCCAAAATCCGTTCAAGATCATGTTTATACCAATATGCAATAAGAACTGGTTTTCCGTTGGCTGCTTCAATTATGTCCTCCAGTGCATCCAGTTTTCTGTCATGTATTCGGACTACACTTCCATTCCCGTCATAGACCGCACCATTGGCCATCTGGAGAAGCTTATTGCTTAACGCGGCAGCATTGGCAACATCAATCTCTTTATCTTTTAAGGAAACCACCATTTCCTTCTTTAAGGTTTCGTAATGTCCCATTTCTTCTTTTGACAAACATACCGAAACTTCATTCATAACTAATTCCGGCAGTTTTAAGTAATCGGTATTCTTCATGCTGATGGTGATATCCGAAATCAAGTGGTAGATTGCTTCTTCAGTTCCCGGTTTTGGTTTATAACTGAAGATGACCTGCTGGTTTCTTTTATCCGGCTCGAAAAACTTATCTCTGAAGCGGGTAATATACCGTCCAAGTCTCTGGCCCATATCCAGAATACCGATTTCTGCCCAAAGGTCGATAAGACCGTTAGAAGCAGGTGTTCCGGTTAAACCTACCATCCTTTTTATTCTCGGACGGACTTTCCGAAGTGCCCGAAAACGTTTTGAACCATATGCCTTGAAGGATGACAGTTCATCAATAACCACCATATCATAGTCAAAGGGGATACCACTTTTTGTCACTAGCCAATCGATATTTTCTCTGTTTATGATGTAAACCTGCGCTCTCTTCAGTAATGCAACCTTCCGCTGACGTTCACTTCCAATAGCGATGGCAAAGGTTAATCCCTTTAAGTCATCCCACTTTTCAACCTCTGCAGGCCATGTCATGGATGCTACACGTAGTGGCGCGATAACCAGCACTTTACGGATCAGGAAAGAATCCAGTGTCAGATCAAAAATTGCTGTCAGTGTAATCGCAGTTTTACTCAACCCAAGCCCATATCAAGGAATATCGCTGCAATTGGCTTCTCCAGAAGATAATCAATTGCATAATGCTGATAAGCGTGTGGTATGAACTTCATTTGGCATCACCTCCTAAAATCTCCATAAGTATTGGCTTAATCTGCTCCTCATCATCAATAACAAACACTTTAAATCCAAGACGTTGTAGCATTCCATGCCTTTGTAACTGTAATGGTCTGGGTTTCATCCCATGCTTTTTTACTTCTGCAAATGCAGCTCTGCCACCTGGAAGTAATATTAATCTGTCCGGTACTCCGTCAAAACCCGGAGAAGTAAACTTTAATGCAATGCCGCCTGCACTCTTGACTTTCTTGACCAGTTTCTGCTCAATATATTTCTCTCTCATATTTACCCCCATGTGTTCCTAAAAACAAAAAATCTCTATACGCGCGTATATATGTGTATGCGTACACCTGATTGTTCTTTTTCTTTACTATTATTTTTAATAGTAATAATTGGAACAATGGAACACAGATTATTATGCATCCTACTACATAAGGGCTGCCGCCCGTTCCCATGTGATGTACCGAAGTGAGGTTCTTGGTTCATTGGAACAGGCGGTAGTTGTTCCAACAACGATTGTTGTTCCATATGTTCCAAACCCAATCATGGCTTTGGAACGTAAAGCCATTGTGGACCATAAAGTGGAATGCGGTCTTTCTTGATAATACCGCTCCAACCGCTGATCCCCGCCATAATAGCAGAAATCTCATTACCGTCTATTCTCCGAAGATTGGCACGATCTTTTCCGAAGCATTCACACCAGATCTCCATATTGGAGACAGACTCACGTTTACGAACACCGATACGGTGACTCTCCCCGAATTCCGTACCGCTGACAAATGCCCGGCGTTCGTATAAGTCCATACTTTCCCACTCCTCAGGCAGAAGCATTTCGAGGAAGTCACGAACCAAACCTTCACGTTCATCAGACTCTATCGCTTCCCGCTGTTCTTCCTTTGCAAGCTTTTCAAGTCCCGAATCAAGGTATAGCTTTTCACCCGCTTTGACATAAATACGTGCTTCTGCCCATATCTGAAGGACTTCCTCCTTAGTAAGCTGCCATGACTGTTTCTCATTACTTCCGGGTGTTTTAACTGGCCAAAACCGGCGATTACCAGTAGTATCACGGAGATATCCTTTCTCGGCATTGGTAGTTCCAAAGAACACGCACTGCCGCAGATGCGGTGTAGCACGTCGCCCAAAACTGGCACGGTAGATGTCGTTCTGCCTGGAAAGGAAGCTGCGCAGAGTCTCCAGTTCTGCTTTCTTAAGCCCCGCAAGCTCACCTATCTCCAATATCCAATAACCCTGTAATTTCTCAGCAGCTGTTTTATCCTTGGTGTCCGATAACGAAAGGCTGTCAGAAAACCATTCTCCGCCCAACTTTGCAATAAGAGTGCTTTTACCGACTCCCTGTGGACCGTTAAGCACTAGCATGGAATCAAACTTAATGCCGGGAGTTAGGATACGTGCGATTGCTGCACAAAGGGTTTTCCTTGTGACTGAGCGAACATAGACATTGTCCGTTGCACCAAGGTAATCCACCAAGAGGGTATCCACTCGGGGGATGTGATCCCATTCCGGTAATGCTTCGATAAACTCCCTGATCGGATGATAGGAACGGTCATCGGTTACCTTAGTCACAGCGATCTCGTAATTTCTGGCAGAGAAGGAACCATAATGTCCGTCGACATAGCTGATCAGCTGCGCATCATCTGCATCACGCCAGAACCTTGAGGGATGTGGCCATGGAACCTCACCTTTTATCTCCATACCATCGGATAATTGGTTAAATACAATACTCTCAAGTACCGGATCATTAAACAGAATCATTGTAAGGTTACGAAGTGTATTCTTTACCGTTCCTGTCTTGTCTAGGTCAAGATGCTTCTGCCAGTCTTCGTCGGAAAACTCCGATGCAGCCTGTACTTTGCGTTCTTCAGCAAATTGTTCTCTTACTCGCTCGTCCTTTACGGTAAGCTCATTCATTGCCTTGAAGGATGGAAGCTTTCCGGGTGGTGTATTATCAGAAACCTTATCATCAAGTTCCCTGAAACGGTGTATTCTTACTAGGTCAAAGGCATTCAGTAGACGACCGCAGGCAGGGTCAGTGGCATGGTGGCTGTAGGCAAACTTACCATCATATATTACTAAGCCTGCAGACGAATCGGCTGGGATATAATCATAACGGCCATTCATAACGCTTGGTTCATATACATCAGAAAGAAAAGTTTCAATTGCTTCCTCTATGGAATACGCCCTGCAGAACACTCCTATAATACCTTCCTTCGTAAGTGGATCAGATTGCTTTATTATCTGCCTCCGCACGACCTCTGACTGTCTGGAGGATACCGGCCACACGGAAGCATCACGCCAGTCGGCATATCTGGCAAGATATTCATCCGGATCAAGCAGCCCACCATCCTTTTCCCTGAACACAAACTCGCCATCAGCCGGTGTGGATGGCCAATACATCAGCCGGGATGCTTCGTAAGTGGTATCATCAAAAAGATCGATACCGATCTCTTTTGCCACCATGCGACCCAGCGCAGGGTATTCATCCTCGACTACCTCACGCAAAAGTGGGATGATAAGTCTTAAGCGTGGAGCCTCCGGTGTATGTTTGTGTGTAGAATAAGCTAGACAGCGCCAGTCATAAAGCAACTCGATTTGATCCCATATGTCAGGCTTTGCATAATCCATATCTAGAGTTAGCATGGAACGACATAGGACATAGCCGTTCCTGCGTTTACCTTCACGTAGGGCTCCGCCAACAAATCCTCCTACATCTTTGATGGAATCCTGCCTTGCATGGCTCATCTTACGAAATTCAGACACGGTCTCTGTGGTACGCTTCGTTGTCCGGACGGTATTCTTAAAACCCTCCCACGATATATCCCTGTTCTTCCAGTTCTTATCCATGCGGCTGTTGCCTACTGCAATTTTCATAAGTTTGCACCTCCTCACAGTTTTCCGTAAAATACCGTACTTGCATTCCGCGCCTTTTTGCCTTGTCTATTTCAGCCTTCATCCCTGCGGATATATCATCACCGAATGCCCAAAGCTCATCACACTTACAAAGCCACACCATACCGAAGAATAATCCAAGTTCCCGCTGAGTTGGATCGCTGTCTTCTAGTACCAGAGGATAAAGCAGGTGTGATGCAAAAGGGATGGCACCTTTATCTGCTGCGAATTTTAAGTACCGCCGGGCATTCTGTGTATTCCGACTAATATCTCCGGAATAGGGAGAACAGATAAACACGCAGGGTTTCCACTCCTTTAACTTTTCTTCCCGTCTTACGTTCGCCAAAGCCTCCGCCGCTGTTGGGTCTGGATAGCCTTCACTGTTACGCAGATTCATATCTATCGATACCTCCTGAAATTTATTTGATGAATATCCTCACTGCCTAGCCATGAGTACGGCTGCTTGTGAGGATATTCATTAAATTATTAATCCTTTTTATAAAACTTACATTCATAACCATCAGCTCGCAGTAAAAGGCCTTTTACCCATGGCGGTGTTTCACCCATAGAGCTGCAGATCATCTCAGTTGAAATATCCTCAGATGCTTCAATAACCACCTCATCATGTACATGCATTACGATAGAAAGCCCGATGCTGTCTAGACGTCGCATGGCATAACAGAGGATGTCACGGCTGATTGCCTGGACAATATTCTCCACGAGCTTCGGGCCATAGCTTTCTATCCGCTCCCACTTCTTCGTGGCACCCACGCCTTCATAGGTTACCGTTTCGTTACCAAAACGGTTTATACCTATTTTGGGTTTCACATATGCAAGACGCCTTCCGGTTGGAAGCATGATGAAAAGGAAACCACTGCGATATTCAAACCATATCCCGTGTGTCTGTGTGTTGGTTCGTTCCCGGACTGCAGTTGCTGCAGCACGATCCACGTCCCACCACAACTGCACAATATTCGGATTAGCTGTGCGCCAAGCCGCCACCAAGGGCTGCAGCTCCTCTTCGGAGAGTCCCATCTCCAAGGCGCCCATAGCCTTTAACGCCCCGACGGATCCTCCATATCCCAGTGCCAGCTCTGCAATCTTACCTTTCTGCCGCAAAGGACTGCCCTTAGTAATCTCCTCGATTGGGACACGAAACATTTGGCTTGCCGACGCTTCATAAATCTTGCCATGTGTTGCAAACACCTCATTTCGCCAGGTCTCTCCTGCAAGCCAGGCAATGACCCTTGCTTCAATTGCTGAGAAATCCGACACAATAAACTTAAAACCTGGTTTTGGAACAAATGCTGTTCTGATCAGTTCCGAAAGAACAACCGGAACAGAATCATAAAGCATTTCCAAGGCATCAAAATTCCCTGCTTTCAAAAGACTGCGTGCCTGTGCCAAATCGGGCAGATGGTTCTGGGGAAGATTCTGCACCTGTACAAGTCGTCCTGCAAATCTTCCGGTCCGGTTGGCTCCGTAGAATTGAAGAAGCCCTCTGACTCTACCGTCTTTGCATATGGCATTATCCATCGCCGTGTATTTCTTCACGCTGCTCTTAGCCAGTGATTGTCTCATCATCAATACTTCTGCGAGCTCCTCCGGCGCTGTCTTCAGTAATTCCTTAACCGCCTCTTTACCAAGCGTATCCGTCTCCAGTCCATTTTCGCAAAGCCATACCTTCATTTGAACGACCGAATTTGGATTTTCAAGTTCTGTGATTTCTTTCATGGTTCTGGTGAGTTCCTCCTTTGACTTCTCATCACACCGGATTGCTTCCCTTATAAGGTCTATATCCAGATGAATACCTCTGTCATTGATTTCTTGGTCAAGGAGATAATATTTCCACTCATCCTCTGGTACCGGAAACTTAAAGAGCTTACTTGCAATCGCCATCTCAGTTTCCACGTCCCTTGCATTATAGGCTTTGAAACGCTCCCACTTATCAGGTGCATGGCTTGGTAGATTTCTCGTACGCCCTCCATTTGCTTTGGTTGGCTTACAGGGCGAACAGAAATACCGGATAAGCTCTTTACCCTCAGAAAGCTTTTTCTTTTCTGTTCCCGTCACAATTGCAGCCTGTTCGAGTGATAGTGGCAATCCAAGGTAGGCAGACCATACCATGGTACACTTCCAATATGATGGATTTAAAAACTTGCTCTTTTTATTCCATGAAGCATGTATTATGCCCTGTTGTTCCAGCCACCGTGACAGGCAAACCCGTTCAAAATGTGCATTATGTGCCCACTTAATGACATTTTCGCTTATTATGGCTTCCAGTATTACAATTGGAAGGACTTCACCGGAGGCGAGGTCAATGACACGAACCTCACCTCCGTCTATGCTGTAACCAAATAGGAGAATTTCAAAATCTGGTGATTCCGAATAACGATACACACCGCATTTACTTAGGTCAGAACTCGAGTAGGTTTCCAAATCCAGATAAAGTGTCCTCATGATAGGAAATCATCATCCACGTCAGTAGCAAAGTCATCCTCAGCGTTAGTACGACCACCTAACGGTTCTCCGTCCTTTATCTTCTGAATGTTACCTAAACCGCAGGCAATGCCTTTATTTCCGTTTGAGTTGAATGCATAGAAGTTGACTGACACTCTTGCATTGACACCGGAATAGACTTCCGAACGATCCAATATTGGTTGTACCTGTCGATCTACAATCTGTGGTGCTGTGTTGGAATTTGCATTCACAAAGTAGCTGTCTGCATAAGCTTCATCATCGGGACGGTCAATGTCCCCATCACGGAGAGGAAGTTTCAATGCAGCCCTGTTTGGAACCTTACCACCGAACTTGCCTTTTCCTTCTTCGATGGCTGCATTTACTGCTGCATTAATAGCGGCAATCGTCTTTGTATCGCTTTTGGGGATGATTAGACTGACACTGTATTTTTCTGCGCTTCCGTTAATGCTCTTTGGTTCCCACACATTTGCATAACTGAGACGAACTACTCCTGTTACAACTTTGGTAGGGTTTTTAATCTCATTATGATTTACATTGTTTGCTGTATTTGACATTATTTTTCCTCCTTAAAATCCTGATTTGCCGATAGGTTCATTGCCGGCCGCTTATCATTGACAGGCACAAGGGTCGGACGTCCTTGTGGTTTGATGATGTAGTCTCCAAGGACTTCATTGAACTTCTTCTTTCCAAGCATCTTCTCTGCCTCGGTGATGGTGATAAGTATCTGCCGGTAAATATCACGATACCCTGCTGCCTTCAGTGACGCTGCTACTGCTTCCTCATCGGTATATCTGCGGTTTGAACGTCCCTCCACCAGTTTGTAGCCTGGCCATTCCTTGCCTTCAATTGCTGTTGCGAGGGCATAATCTTTAATTGTGTTAGCCCATGAAACCAAATCATCCAGTTTTTCGAGAATTTCAGCAATCTCCTCATCTGAAAGCAGTGGTGGTAATTCGAACTCAAAAGCTGCAAGCTTTAGCTTTGCTTCTGCTCTTGCCCGGCATTTAACCTCCGCTCGACAGAACTGGCAGTGCTCACCCGGAATAAATTCGCCGCCACCTTCAAAGGCAATCTTGGCAGTGGGTACCAGTACTTTTGATGCCCACAGATAAAGTGATTCCTTTGGTACCGTGTATGTGCTGACATTTTCCCTCCTTGGTTGGAATATGGTCATAGATACATTATCGATGTCATAGATGTCATCGAAATACTCCAGTGCACCTAGAGCATAAAGTTTCATCTGTGGATTTTCTTCAGCTTCGACCAGAATTCCCTGCCCATATTTGAAATCGATAATGTGCATCGTACCATCTGCTATAATTAAGCAGTCCCCGGTACCAAAGCCATCAGGTACATAATTTGAGAAGTTCAGTTTTTGCTCAATGAGCACAAGGGGATCCGGACATTGTAATTTAACCTGGGTAAGCTGCTCCAGAATAAAACTAACATAATCATCCGTTAGTACATCCATCTCATCACTTTCATATTGAGACACCGGTTTCTTAGATCGCATCTTCAGGGCTTTCCTCAATTTATGCTCCGCGAGAGCATGCGCAGCGGAGCCTTCTTCTGCTGCTTTACTGGTAGTATCCTTAAAATCCTGTTCTAATCGAGCAGATGGTGTGCATACCATCCATCGATGGGCGGAGGATGCTGATAAAATCGCATGGCTGCTCATTTCAATTCCTCCGCATCCGCTAAAAGTGCGGCATAGTTTACCGGGTCAATCTTACTCAGCTTATCTGCCCCATACTTTTCAAGTAAACCTCTGATCTCTGCTGTGAAACCGTCATGTGATTTCTCCGCCAGCACCGCTCTGATCTGCTCAAGTGTAATTCTTTTCTCAGCGTGCTTTGTCTCCGCTACCTGTGCAGGTGTTTCTGCCTGTGCTCCGCCCGATGATACATTGGTATCAAAAGTTTCTGCCAATGTCTGCAGGCTCCCAGCCAACTTTTTAAGGTCATTAATCACATCCAATAACAAATCAACTTTACTCATGCACTTTGTCTCCTTCCTCACTTACCTCGTTGATGGACAGCGATTCCACACTGTCACCTGGAACGATGACGGTTAATCGCTGCCTTTTCCCTAGAAGAAAGCGTAGGAGCTTTTCTCTGACTGTTACATGACGACAGCTGATAATCCCACCACCCGGCGTTTCTTTTGAAACACTGATCTGCAATGTGTGTCTCATATGTGTACCTTCCTTTCCAAAGGCTTCATTTCATATGTGCCTTCATTGAACAGCCACGGTCTGAATAGGATGTGAGGATATTTACAAAAGTTTTTTCAGAGCTTTATAAGCTGTATGTAATCGGTGAGATATGGCGGAGTGGTCCACTCCCTCCCGTTTTGCATAGTCATTTACAGATACCCCGTTATAATAAATGGCTGTGATAAGTTCCCTCTGCTTTGGCTTCAGCCTGTCCACCGTATTCCGGATATGCTGCCTTGTATATTTGCTCTCTAAGTCAGCAGCAATCTCCGCACTTTCATAGCAGATATTGTTTCTAAATTCAAAAGCATCACGTGATAAGTGAGGATTGGTATCTGCTTGTCCATCAATATAGTCATAACCATCCAGTGAAGTATGACGGCGGGTTTCTTTCCGGTTGACGTTATATTCCTTTCTGTCAAGTTCGAGGATAATTTCTCCCCACTCCTCTGAAACCTCAATTTCATGAGTTTGTCCTGTTACAGATGTGTACCTGATTTTCATACTGGTATCTCCTTTCTTTGCTGCCGGACAAGCCGGAAACAGGAGATACCTGAAAAAAGGCGCAAAAAAATAAGACCTAGGCAACACTGTTTCCAGCGTTACCCCGG